CGAGGAAAAAAAAAAACTGTGGCCAACACCGACAGCACACGAGTTTCAACAAAGTTACAAAACATCAAGAAAGAGAATGGAAAAATACAAAAAGATAGGAAAAGCGACAGGTGGAGTGCGCAATCTGGCAACCGAAGTTCAAATGTGGCCGACGCCAAGGGCAACCAACATCAACGAGAGCTACGAGACGGCAAACAAAAGAATGGAGAAAAGAAAAAAAGAGGGAAGAGTAACAGGTGGGGTTCGCAATCTGGCAACCGAAGTCCAGATGTGGCCGACGCCAAGGGCGAATAACATCGTGAACAAGAGGGAGCGGCTGTCTCCCAAAGGACGGCTCTCGAAGGACGGAAAGCAGAGGTTCGGACTGAATCTCCAGGACGCCGTCACAATGTGGCCGACACCCATAGCTTCAGGCGCGAGAAGATCGGAGGGCGCGATCAATCAGATGAGAAAAAAAGTGGATGCGGGGGAGATCACGAGGGAAGAGGCGGAGAAAATGCTCGGCGGAAGCCTCACTCCCAAGAGAATGAAACCCTGGGCTCCTAAAAATGGCAGAAAACAAGGGTAAATTAGATCAAGAAAAACATTGCATTATATAATAAAATGTTATAATTTATACTAAACATTTAACAGAAAGATAGAAAATGTACTTAGATAAAAACGCCACACGAGATTACCTGGGACCGCAGATCTTTAGCGCGGTATACCTAAAAATACTTAAAAAGGGACAAGCCGAACAGGAAAGAAGAGTCATGCTTGCGAAACTTGTCAGTGCTGACAAGTTTTTTGCCGGTGGTTCCCTTAACGGCGATCGCTCTCATTTACTGGAAGTGATTGACATGAGCGTTCTAAAAAAAATCCAAAAAGCCAAGGGAGATGAAAAAAGATCCTGGAGATCAATTACTTTGAATCTTGATGAAAGCCTTGCAGCAGAAAAAGGATTATTACTCGAACTTAACGTAAGGGGACAAAATCTTATCCCTCTTATTAAACTTGGGAAAGGAGAAAGCGATGCCAAGGCAGCTTGACCAATTACATTTATTTGATTTCACTTCCATTTGCCCTGCTTGTACAAGCCCAATTTTTAAGTTTAGGGATGTACTGAAGGAAATTGATGCCAAGAATCCCCAACGTGGATCCGTATTGATGAACGCCGTTGTTAATGGAATATTAACGGATAAGGATGAAAAACTAGCGAAACAGCAATTGGATCAGGACATTGCAAATTATGTGGATCCGAAACTCATCGAGGAACATGAAAACAAACGGTAAAATTATTCCTGTTATGGATGGGGAAGAAGTCCTATTTTGGAGGCGTGTCAAGTGCCTCCAAAAAATGATCAGGATTTCCAAATGGAAGAAAAGTCTTACGGATCTCCACATGTGGAATCAAAAGCTGATCGAGCTTTCCAAGAATATTGATAAGAAAAGAACTTGCCACTCCACGACGGAGCGGAAAAAATTGAACAATTAACTGAAGGAAGGAGATAAAATGGCACAAAAATACATAGCACAGCAAATGACGATTAAGGCACGCCGGTTGTTGGATAAATTATGCAAGAAAAGTATGCGCTCACGCCCCAAGGAACTGGAACATGTTCTGGTTCAGGCTACTCAAGAAAAAAAATAGGTGTATCCTTTAGGGGCTTTAAAATTTTAATTAAAGCCTCTTTTCCCTCTATCTTAACGGACTCCCACTCCTCTTTCGTGTAAACTTGGTCAAGAGACGGATTCCAAAATTTTAACGATACATCACCACATTTTCTACATTCGTGGATTTTACGGACGGGACTATTGGGTAATTGCATACCTCAACTCCTTCGATTAATTACCACACGAATTATAGGGGTATTTTATAATATTTACTACTATTTTTTCTGAAAAATCAAGTCAATCGAGGACGATTCTAAGTTTACGGAACAGAGTATGATCGAGACACGGACCATGATAGTAGGTCGTGCTTAGCTTCCCTAACCAGTTCTTGTCCATATATGTCTGTGAAAAAAATTTCTCACTAGGGACTTCCCCTTGGGAAAAACAAGCCTTGCATTGCAGTTTCACCTTCTCTGCCTCGAAGGCGTGTTTCGTGAATCCATTTCCACCACAATTAGGGCAGACTGTGAGTCCTTCCATAATGTGGATCGAGTAGAATACTAGGCACCTGTTGTCAAGTGGAAAATAGTGGGATATGTCCTATACAAATATGAAATGGTGTCCTTGACTTTATAAACATAAAAAGGATCAGTGGCATAGGAGCGGAGGGCATCAACCAGATCGTCAATATCTACTTCTCCTCCTCCAATAAACTGCTTGAGGCGTATCTCACGGTATTCCTTGAAGAAGCTACTGCTATTAAGCATGGTAATGTAATCCGCCACGCTTTCGCATTTTCGCCCGTAAATCTTTACCCGAACATTGATATCATGGAGGGCTCTCATGTGAGGTTCCGTTGGATCAGACTCACCAATACCATAGAAGTTATTGCCCAGTTGAGCAAAGCGTGACTTACCCCAATCGGATTCCAATCCAGCTTGCGCCATGCTAATGATAACAACCACACGCTGTTGCGGTGGAATGACTGCGTTGAATGACTGTGTACACTGGACAATGCCTTTAACAAATTCATCCTGGTTGCCATATTCAAAATCAAAATTACTGATAACTGTCTGACAAAGCAAGAGCAGTGTTGCACAAAAGCCTGAAATAATATTCATCCTTTAATGTTAAAGATCACGGTGCTTCCTCCTTATTTCCTCTAATTCTTTTTTCTTTTTATAGTAATTAGCTAAAGCATCTTTTCGAGTTTTCTTAAGATTTTTCTCTCTATATTTCTTGGAATATTCTTTTGCATCAAATGTCATTATCCACTGCCTTTTAAAATTTTATTTACAAAATCATCCTTTGTCTCCGGTTCATCATAGTCCTCGTGCATTGGACAGGGGATAGGCTCCAGTTTGTCCTGCATCTCCTGTGAGGGGGTTCTCTCTTCTTTCTGCCTGATGGAATCTTTTAACCCCATATTAAGTAACTCCTTTTCCTCCAGCATTAGGGTATGAAAATCCTTTGGCTCATAGACAAAGTGAGTAGCGCAGTATTCACACATCGCCTTGTTATCCTTGTCAAAGGTATAGAACACAATTGGATGGTCATTCGCGCAGGAGAACGTTCTTTTGTTAATTATTATTGGTTTCATACTTTAAAATTTACATCTTTTTATAGCCCTCGGCAAACGAAAAAGATTTTATCAGTGAACCCAACTGATGATGGCGTGACGATCTCCTTCAGAAATAGGAGTAATGGCATGAGGAAAGCAGGGATTGCTAGGAAACACAATGGCACTATAGGCTAACCTAGAAATTACATATTCCTCGTCGAAGAAACTGAAATTTCCCCCTTGATAATCGTCATTAAGAAGTAATGAACAAGTTAGAATTCGTGGCTTATTAAATTGAGAATGGTCGACATGTTCCTTATATTCCTGAGATTCAGACCCCTTGTAGAGAAGATGGTCATATCCCGTATCCTCCATTTTTAATCCCTCAAAAAATTTAAATTCATGAATGTATGATTGAAAGATATCATTAAAAATAGAGGAAATTTTCTTCTTGAATTTTGATTCAAGAGATTTTACATAACAACGGCGAGCCTCACTGATGTGGCCTCCTCCCGCAGTCGCAGGGTGAAATTTTAAGTCAGGTTGCGTTATGATTTCTTGAGCTAGCTCAGGGGGAATAATGTTACGATATTCTTTAATATAATAAGGTAATAACAGCTTTAAATGTTTTTCATCAGTTTTCATTTTTGTCCTCAACTATATCATTAATCTTTTTAAATTTATTTAAAATCAAAAAAAATTCTTGTTTATTAGTTGGTAATTTGGGATAGAATTTACCTTCTTTAAAAAGTTGTTGCAACATAGTATCACAGATTTTTTTAATTTGTTTTAGTTTATCTGCTTGTGCAACAAACTTTAAAAATACATCATTTTTTTGGGTCATATTCAAATTCTAATCCTTGTTAATTTTTCCCGTAGGTCCGTTAATCTTTAAAAAATCTTGTAGTTCCTTCATAGTATAGTGGCTGTCCTTTTTATTTCTTTTATCCTTCACTACGCGCTTTTGATATTGCGGTGTGCGCAACTCTTTTGCAACGGGGTTTTTCTTTTTCATATTAGGGCATCCAAATACGATACCGACATGGGTTACAGAACCGATCATATTTTCCAGAACGTGTGTATTTCTTTTGGCAAATAAAGCACTTATATTCCCCTAACCCTTTTCCAGGAAAGTGTTGTCTTACAGCACCATCACACTGGTCGTATTTTTTTCTTTTTTCTGGTTGAGTCATTTCTTATCCTTAAACAAATTATGACCTATTTGAAATATTAGAAAGCATATTGCTAAAAGAATAATAATTATTATACCGAGTAAAATATGGGTCAGCACTAGATATTCACCACTGCCTTATTACTCTCTACAATAGTCCAAAATGTTTTCCAGTATTTCTCTTCTGAAAAAAATTCTTTCCTAGACACGGTGGTTCCAGGCAAGATAAAATTCTTCTCTAGATCCTCCCCTTCAGTTCCTTGTCCGTCTATTTTGACTACTGTGAAAGTTTCTTTATTTGGGTTATAGACCCACGATACCTTAGCTATCATATTTATTTCCTCCTTCTGATAAATTCTTTTATCAAATTATTTAATGACCCTAAATCCTCCGCAGTAGTGCCTTCTAGTCTTCTTGCTTTAAGCAAAAGTTTAGCGTGCCAAATTAGTGTGAGTTTTGCTACATAAAATCCTGCCCAAAGACCTAATAAAAATGAACAAGATACTGTAGTTATTATATATATTGTATTCATTTATTTCCTCCTATATTAACCATTTACGAATATCTTCAGCCAACACCGATGTGGCTAAATTAATTTTATTACGCAATGAATAAATAATTTTTTCATCAACGGTACCTTCCGCTATTAAATCTACATAGGTAACTTTATCCTCAGTTCCAATTCGGTGATTACGTGCTTCTGCTTGTTCTCTAATCTCCAGATCATAGCTGTTGGAGTAAAAAATTGCAAGGTTGGCGGCTGTTAGGGTTATTCCCCTACCCCCTGTCATCGGTTGACCGATGAAAAATCGAGGGTCTTCTTGTTCCTGAAAATTTTGAATATTTTCTTGACGCATTTTTTCAGGGGTATCCCCATAATAAGTGACCACGGATCGTGGACCATACTTCTTTAATAATGTTTTTTCAATCTCCTTGATGTCATGGCGATAATTAGCCCAGATGATGGCTTTTCCACCATGCTCTTCTAGAATAGCCAATAATTCCTTGATGCGGTTATTCGGCAACGATATAACTTTACCATCATCGGTTGGTAAATGACCACAAACTATTTGGTGAAGTCTCACCATCTGGGCGAGCACTGACGTTGTCGTCAATGTTTCTTTTTGGAGTTCCACCAATGCAAATTTTTTCATCTGCATGTAGGCGTCCAATTGTTCCGTTGTGAGGCTGACAAGCCGTTTCATCCATACTTGATCGGGAAGATCCAGAGCCTCTTTTTTTAATATACGGTAGGAGAACTGTTTTAATTTATAATTAAGTTCTTCCAGATTTTTATATCCTGTCACTTTATTGAAGGAACGGCCTCCGAACGACAAGCGCTGCAATTGACAGTGCCGGTTGCGAAAAGTGTAGATAGAACTAAATCCTAGGAGTTCATGATTGAGAAAATTGCATTGTGCATAAAGATCTTCAGGGGACTTGGTGACGGGAGAACCCGTCATAATAACTCGGTAGCGCGCTAAATTCCCTAATTTTGTAATGGCTTTAGTCCTGATGGCGGTGGGATTCTTGATCATCGTACTTTCATCCACCACCATTAGGGCACGACGTGTCATTAGATACCGATCCGCAAAGCGTCGTCCTCGTTCCGTGGTAAACGTATCCACATTCATTATTAAAATATTAAAATGAACTTTGTCGGCAATGAATACACTTCTTAATTCCTCTTCGTGTTTTTTTGTTTTTTGCCCTGTCCAAATAACTACATTACGGTCTACATGGTCAGCCATATGAATCTCAATTTCTTTTTTCCAGGTTCCCTTGACACCATTAGGACAGATAACAAGGATGCCATTGATATATCCATTGTCATATAAATAAGAGGAACAGTCTAAAAGAACTTTAGTTTTTCCGCACCCCATTTCCATTAATAACGCAAATTCTTTTTCACCACGACGGAAGTGATTGAGCATTGCCCCCATCCCCACTAACTGATGATCGTAGGGTGGAGTCTTAAATTTATATTGTAATTTATTCATACTTTCTGCAATTCTTAATAAATTCAACAATCTTTTAACATTTTAATTGATACATTTAAATAAAAAATATATAGGGTGGGAAAGAAAGATCAGAATGTCGGAAAATAAAGGTAATGTATACGTAATTCAGGAAGTAGCAAAATTTAATGTTATACCTGCTAGAGAATATGGTGAGTTAGTTCCCCTATTTGAGGAAGGTAAGCAAATAATGTTATCCCCTGCACCTGCTGTACGAAAAGCAAAAGAGAAACTGAGAAATTTTAATGACAATGATTTTTTATTATTAATAGGGGATCCGAGCATGATTGGTTTAGCTTGTGCTGTAGCTTCTGATAATAATAGAGGAAAATATAAAGTGTTAAAATATGATCGTCGTTCCTTTAAATATTTTCCTATACAGATAGACTTGAATGAAAGGAATACTAGAGATGAGCAAGAAAGTTGATTTTATATCATATCTAAACGGAGACGTAAAAAAAGAAGTAAAAATAACAGAGGTCAAAGATGTTTCTACAGCCTCTAACAATTATCTAAAAATCGAAAGCGATTTACTCGCTTTGGAAAATCAAATTAAATCTAAAAAAGCAGAACTCCAACAAATGAACGATTCAATTGTTCAATTGATGGAACAAAGGGGGGTCACGGAAATAAAGTTAATGAATGGCGATGCTGTAAGCTTTAAACCTTTTTTTAAAGGGAGTATCACCAAGGACAATGAAAGAGAAGCTTTTGAATGGTTAGAAAATAACAATTTAGGAGACATAATAAAAAACATTGTTTCAGTAAGGTTTGGGAAAGGGGATAATGAAGTTGCTATTGATCTTATACAAGATCTAGAAAAGCAAGGACTTTCCCCCGACCAAAAACGCAAGGTCGAGCCAATGACCTTGAATGCCTTAATCGGCGAACAAATAAACGATGGCAAAGCCTTCCCATTAGAATTATTTAGTGTCTATTTGGGGAACAAAGTGAAAATTAAACGAGGAAAATGAACGATGAATAATGTAGCGAAAAAAAAGAAAAGTGAAATAAGTACGAATGTCATTGATTTCACATCCCCTTCCATGGTGGGAGCAGGATTTGAGAATGTCAATGCTAGCGAACTAGCGATTCCATTTTTAAAAATTGCAAGTTCACAAACACCTGAAGTAAAGAAAGGTAATACCAAGCATGTCGAGGGACTAGAGGAAGGAATGATTTTTAATTCTGTTACAAAAGAATTTTATAATGGAATTATGACCGTTCCCTGTTTCTTTCGGTCACGTTTTGTTGAATGGGAAAAATTAGGTGAAGGTACAGGTGCTCCCGTTAAAATTTACACACCTGAAGAAGTTCCAGCTTTAACAAGGTCGGAACACGACGGGGAGGATCATTATATGGTTGATGGTCAAATTAGCAGAACTTTCATAGTGAGAACGGCTGAGTATTTTGTTTTACGTTTAAATGATGATGGATCGTTTGAAAGAGCGCAAATCATTATGCAAAAAACTCAATACAAAAAATCTAGATATTGGAATACTATGATGATGAATCAAAAAACCAATAGAAAAGATGGGACTCTCGTAACATTGCCGACATTCGCTAATGTGTACAATATGAAAGCGATACGTGAATCCAATAATAAAAATGATTGGTGGGGATGGAATATAAGATTAGAGAAATCCGTCAATGGTTATCCCAACCCTAAAAATATTGCCGAGGAGGCACAACATTTCTATAAATTAGTAGTGTCAGGTGAGATTGATCCTAGTCCTGAGGTTGTTAAAGAAGGTGACACCCAAGAAATGAAAAACATCACTCCTACGAAGGAGGATGCAATCTTAGGTTCATAAAGGCTCCGAAAATACCTATGAAGATAGGCGGCATAGTCCGCATTAAAGGACTCAAATAACTTTAATGCGGACTATGCCGCCCATTTTATCGGGAATTTTATGAAAGTAGAAAAATTTAAACATATATTTAGCGGACTTGATCGTGCGTATGGAGAATATCGGTATTCCGAAACGAAAGTTAACGGAAAACGTGAAGGTAAAATGTTCACGAAACACGAAAAACCTACCTTGCAAATGTATAAGGATCATTTGGAAGGCAAGATGCCCGCTTTGGGCATTATTCCGATTCGGGATGATGGTACGGCATCCTGGGGATGCATTGATATCGATGAGTACCCCCTTGATCATAAAAAAATATTATCCAGAATAAGGGAATTAAAACTACCTTTAATAATGTGCTCATCAAAATCTTTTGGGGCACATCTTTTTCTTTTCTCAAAACAACCGCAAGCAGCTAGTCTTTTTCAACAAAAATTAAAAGAACTTGCGGCATACCTAGGGTATGCGAATGCAGAAGTATTTCCCAAGCAAACACAACTCGCCAATGAGAAAGATACCGGGTCGTGGTTGAATTTACCTTACCATGGCGACACACGATACGCGTTTCTTGATAATGGTGAAGGCGCCTCTTTGGATGATTTCTTCATGTTATATGACAAGTTCGTTTGTGATGACATTACCACTATTACGATTACGATTAAACAAGAAGCCATTAAGAATGGTCCGCCTTGCCTACAATTTTTAACTGACAAGGGATACCCTGAAGGAACACGGAATAACGGCTTATTCAATGTAGGAATTTTTTACCGTAAATCCAACCCTGATGAATGGGAGAACCTAACAGAAAAATATAATCTAGAGTATATGGATCCACCCTTGAATGTGAGCGAGGTTACAACTATTCAAAAACAAATAAGGCAGAACAAGGCGGATGGTTCAATAAAATATACTTACCGGTGCAATGACCAACCCATCGTATCAGTATGCCAAAAACCATTATGCAAGACGAGAAAATTCGGAATCGGTTATTCCACGGAAGACCATCCCAAGTATAGTGATCTAGCTGTACAAGATTGCATTCCTCCCATTTGGTTTGTGAACGTGAATGACAAACGCGTGGAAATAGATGATGTAGGGAATTTATATGCCTTTTCTATATTTCGTAAGATTGCATCTCAACAGCTTAAAGTTTACATACCACGGATGAAAGCCGATGATTGGGATGGAATTGTTCGTGTGTTGTTTGAGACGATCAATACCATAGAAGTTCCCGAAGATGTCTCCAAGACAGGAGAATTTAAAGATTACTTGCAGGAGTTCTGTCAAGTTAGGGGGGATTCCTTTACGATGGACGAATTAGGAATGGGAAAGGCTTTTACAGAAAATGGAAGAACTTATTTCCGTTTGTCTGATTTATCCCATTGGTTGGATTCATCTAAAAACTTCAAAGTCCCACGCCCATGGATCGTCCAACGTTTGCGAGATATGGAGGGCAAAGATGTGACCGTATACCCACAAAAAGTTCAAACACGTGCCTGGACTATACCTGAATTTAAATTACCTATTAAAGATGTTCCCTTACCTTCGTTGAAGACTGAGAAAAAAGAGGCTGATAAGGTTTTGGGAGGAGAGGACAATGATGAGGATATCCCATTTTAATGATTAATATTATTTTAGGACCACCCGGTACGGGAAAGACGACTAAACTCCTGGAAATTTGTCGGCAGAAAAAAGAACAAGGTGTTCCCTGGAATAGAATTGGTTTCTTTTCTTTTTCACGCAAGGCGGCTTACGAAGCGAGAGACAGAGCTCGGGATAAATTTCAGGCAAGTCGTGAGGATCTCATTCACTTTAGAACTCTTCATAGTTTTGCTTACAAGCATCTTCCCATTGAGGACAATAACCTAATGAAATCGAAACACTGGAAAGAACTATCAGGTCTTATTGGCTTTAATCTCGTGTTCGACAATAATAAAGATGAATCTATTTTCGCTAACACCAACCACAAGTACGTGAATTTAATTAATTTGGCGAGACTGAAAGGCTTGCCCTTGCGCGACGCATGGAACACGGCACAAGAATTTATGATATGGTCAAAATTGGATTTTATTGATAGGGCGATTACGGGATATAAAAAAGAAAATAACTTGTATGACTTTACCGATATGATCGTTGATTATGTAGAGGATTTTCATCCTACCTCTTTTGATGTCCTCTTTATTGACGAAGCCCAGGACATGCCGAAGATCCAATATGACATGGTACATAAACTAATTTCCCATAGCAATGAGACGTATATCGCGGGGGATGATGATCAGGCTATTTTTCGGTGGAGTGGGGCGGATGTTGATCAATTCATTAATTTAAAAGGAAATGTAGAGATTCTAAATAAATCTTATCGTTGTCCTCCGAGCGTCTATAGATTGGCGAATTATATTATTACTCGTATTCGGAATCGTCGTCCTAAAGAATGGCAGCCGAAGGATGAAGAGGGACATGTACATAGGATGACCCATTTGCGCCACATTGATTTATCGAAGGGAAAATGGCTCTTATTGGGACGTACCCGAAAAATAAGGAACGAAATGATTGAAGATTTTCTTTTTTCCCAGGGATATTGGTATGGAAGAGGGGAACACCGTCCAATCGCTCCTAGTGTGTTAAGCGCCATTGATACATGGCAGCATTTACAAGCGGGGGAAACTGTTTCTCATGGCGACATTAAAACTTTGTACAGCAAAATTAAAAGTGGCACAGGGATAAAAAGGGGCTTTAAACGATTCAAGGAAGAGGAAAAGGATGAACTTTTTACATTAAAGGATCTTCAGGAACACCATGGATTATTGGTGGACGGGGAATGGTACGAGGTTTTGGATCGCCTCAAGCCTTCTGAGATAGCTTACTTGCGCCGACTGGAACAATTGAATGAGGATATAAAGGGGGAACCTAGAATTCGTGTTTCCACCATCCATCAAGCCAAAGGTGGTGAATGTGACAACGTTGTTGTACTTTTGGATCTAGGTAAATTAGTTTATAGATCATATTTAAAGAACCCCGACGATGAACATCGTGTATTTTATGTAGCAGTCACAAGAGCCAAACACAATCTATATATTATTGAAGCGCAAAAACAGGAAGGATACAGACTTTATGAAGCCTCGTTCGAAGATGACTTGTAAAGAAATTCTAAAAGACGCAAAAAAATTAATTGGTGGTAGTCGCCAGAAGGATTATGGTGACAAGCTTACCAATCATCAGAACATTGCCGCATTGTGGTCGGTTTTCCTCCAGGTAAATATCACGGCACACGATGCGGCGGTGTGCATGGCTTTGGTAAAAATAGCACGGCTTATGCACCAACATAAAAAAGATAGCTACATTGATCTAGCCGCCTATGCCTCTATCGCAGGAGAGATAGAAGAAAGAACAAATAGGCATGTATCTTTTGAATCAGAAGGCGAGAGACGAGGAAGAAAAACATCAGAATATATAAAGGAGAAAAATGCCCCGAATAAATAAAAACAATTGGATAGATCGAAAAAAAATGGATGAAGTCGTTTGTAAATGGTTTAGTCATGATGAAGATGGACATGTACATAGGATGACCCAAGAAGAAGAAGAACTTATTTATAATGGCCATCAACCTTTATATGACTATGTTTTAGATTTAGATAAATTTAATGATATACCTTTAATAAAAGATCCTAGTCATTATAAAAATAAAGAAATAATGATTGGTCATTATATTCATCATTACATTGCATCTAGAAAATTAGGTAGAGAACCTCTGTTTCATAATTTTAACATACCCCATGAAGTAACAATAGTAGGTGAAGCTATATTAAGACATCCCTTAATGAAAAATATTTTAGGTGTTGAAGTAAAAATACCTCATGCTCATTTAAAAGGAAAATACTTATTTTATGATGCTGTTTTTTGTAGTAATGAATCTGGAGATAGTGGTCCAGAAGAATATTCAATTATAGATTACAAATACACTAAAAATTTAGATACAGTTAATCCTAATAAATATAATATGGCTCAATGTTTATTATATTTAGAATCATGGCAAAAAAAAAGAAAGAAACAATTAATAGTAGATGATGTTGCGGGGGAAAACCCATATTTTTATTTAATTTTTTGTGATGGAAAAAATACTAAAACGTATGAATATCAAATCCATAGCAAAAATGGATTTAAATTAAAGGAGAAAAAATAATGCCTAGTCCTTTTGCATCACGAAAAAATAAAGAAGCTAGAAGACGAGTTCTTCCTGGCTACCCAAAAGATTTTGTTTTTAAAGATTTTGATGAATATAAACAATATTTTGTTGGGGACAGAATCATCTGCCTTCTTTGCGGAAAGCATTACAGAGCTATTGGTAATCACGTTCAGTGGATCCACGAAATTACTATTGAGGAGTATAAAAAAAAGTATGGTATATTTTGGACTAAATCATTAACGTGTAATGATACCCATGAAATAATGTCAAATAACGCGAAAGAAAGAATTGCTAATGGCGAATTTATTCCTCCAACTATTGAAGGAAGAAGAAAACAAGGAATGTTTGCGCGTAGTTATATTAAGAAAGGAAGAAGAAATCTTCCCCTTCATAAAGTTTATCCCGCAGAAAACATAAAAAACTATAATCTTTCACATGGTCGTACAGGAGAGATAACCAAAAAGAGAGAAGCAAATCGATCAAAAAGAGGAACACCAGAGTTTAAGAAAAAAATGACAGAAAGACCACAAGTGAAAGCTTTCATAGAAAAATATAAAAATTATTGGAAAGGACGAAAACAATCAGAAGAGCATATTAGAAAAAGAGCCGAGGCTCTCAAAGCTTATCATATCAAATTAAAGGCACGTTTAAATGCCACAAAATAATTTTGGCTTCGTTCAGTCGGAGTGGGTTCCTCCCGAAACCCTTCCTGATTTATCAGATGCAAAAGTAATGGCATTTGATCTGGAGACTTATGATCCTAAATTAAAGACAACGGGACCAGGATGGACATCCTCTACAGGGCATGTTATTGGCATTTCCGTAGCCGTTGATGGATGGAAGGGATACTATCCCATCCGTCATGAAAATGGGTTTAATTGGGATAGGAAACGTGTCCTCTCCTGGATGAAAGATCTAATGAAAACCGATGCCATTAAAGTGGCACACAATGCAGTTTATGACCTAGGATGGCTTCATACAGAAGGCATTAAAGTGAATGGACGGATCATAGACACAATGATCATGGCCCCTCTTCTTAATGAGAATAAATTTTCGTACGCCTTAAATACGGTAGGCAAAGATATGCTGAACGAATATAAGAATGAGGCTAAATTAAAAGAGGCGGCAATTGAATTTGGGGTCGATCCCAAAAATGAAATGTATAAACTCCCTGCTATCTTTGTGGGAGATTATGCTGAGCGAGATGCAGACTTAACTTTACGGCTGTATCATCATATGAAACCCCTCATTGAAAAAGATAGCTTGAAAACAGTCTTTAATCTGGAAATGGATCTACTCCCTGTTATTTTTGAAATGACAAAAAAAGGAGTACGCGTCGATGTCGAACAAGCGCAGCGGCATAAAAAAAGTTTTAAGAATACAGAAAAGAAGATATTATCTAGCATATTGGAAGATACGGGTCTTGCAGTGGAAATATGGGCCGCTGAATCAGTAGCAAAAGTTTTTGACAAGCTTAAAATAAAATATCCTCGCACGGAAAAAACAGATGCGCCAAGTTTTACTAAGGATTTTTTATTAAATCATAAGCATCCTATCGCCCAGAAAATACAACGTGCTAGGGAATTTAATAAAGTACAGACTACATTTTTAGACACTATTATTAAACATGAACATAAGGGACGTATTCATTCTAACATTCATCAAATGCGTGACGGCGAATCGGGAACCGTGTCAGGACGGTTCAGCTACTCTAATCCCAACCTACAGCAACTTCCCGCCAAAAACCTAGAGATCAAGAAACAAATACGGGGACTGTTCTTGCCCGAGGAAAACGAGGTGTGGGGATCCTTTGACTACTCCCAACAGGAACCACGCCTAGCTGTTCATTATGCCAGAAGACTGGAATGTGAGGGTGCCGAAGTCTTAGTAGAAGAATACAATAAGAATGCCGAAGCTGATTTTCATGAGATGGTGGCAAACATAGCGGACATTGATCGTGGACGCGCCAAGACCATTAATCTAGGGTTATTTTACGGAATGGGAGTTAATAAAC